GTATGTACCGTTGGATCAACCGTACTCGCTAACGAAGCGATAGACTCAATTCCTTTTGTATCTATTACCCCGATAAAGATCCCGCATAAGTTCTTTGGATTGTCTATAGCTGATCTAGTTATGGATCTGCAACTAATGCGCAGCACGCTGATGCGAAACCTCATGGACAATATGTATAACCAGAACTTTGGGAGGTATGCAGTTTTAGAGGGCCAGGCTAACCTTGATGACCTTCTTACTCAAAGACCGGGTGGTATAGTAAGAGTTAAATCCCCCAACGCAGTAACTCCATTGACAACACCACCACTAGAGCCTTACACATTCCAGATGCTTGAATATCTTGACGGCGTAAGAGAGTCAAGGGCTGGCGTATCTCGAATGTCTCAAGGGTTAAATGACAACGCCCTGACATCGCACACAACGGCAACTGCAGTTAATGCAGTTATGGGTGCAGCCAACAGCCGTGTAGAACTGGTGGCTAGAAACTTTGCGGAAACTGGTGTAAAAGACTTGATGATGACCATCTATGAGCTTTTACTTAAAAATCAAGATAAGGAAAGGGTTGTTAAACTGAGAAATGAATGGATTCCTGTCAGACCCGATGTATGGAATGATAAGTATGATTGCAGTGTGTCCGTAGGACTAGGGAGCGGAAGTAAAGATCAACAGATGATGCACTTATCTCAAATGATACAGTTCGCATCTGAGGCCATGAAGGGTGGCTTGAGTATCGTGAATGAACAGAACATATATAACTTGGGGGCAACCTTGGTGAAGGCTATGGGCTTCCAGAATGTAAATGACTTCCTCACAGATCCATCTACGATTCCTCCAAAACAAGGCCAACCTACTCCAAAGGAACAGGCTGACTTAATGGAGGCTCAAACGAAACAGCAGGAGCTAGAAATAAAGGCTGGAGAACTTCAGATAAAGGCGCAGAAGATGCAACAGGAGTATGAGAAGATGCAGGTTGATGCAAGTTTAAAACAACAAGAACTTAATCTAGAAAGAGAACAAAAACGAGCTGTAGCAATAGGAGCGACATGAGCGATTTTACAAATGATGAACGTGCAAGACAAGCGAACAATTTATTACATAACGAATTATTTGTAGAAGCATTTGACGCACTAAAAGAAGATTTAATGAACCGTTGGAGTCACAGCGGTTCGACAGAATCGGAATCCAGAGAATCAATCTGGTTAGCGATGAGACTGCTTGACAAGATTCATGGTCATATAAAGTCCATAGTTGAAACTGGAGACATTCACCGAATTTTAGAAAAGCAACACCCATTCATTTAAAGTACAAGGAGTAATTTATGGCGGATACGCAACAAGCCCCGCATCCGGCTACGCAGCCGATCCCACCAACTGGTGGAAGTGTAGAAGAAGCACGAGAGGCATTACTCAGCTTAATGGAACCTGAAGAGGACACTCCTAGAGCAGAGGAAGCCAACCCTACGGAAGAAGAAGAGTCTACTGAGGAAACTCAAGACGAATCATTTGAAGAGGAGTCTAAAGAGGAATTGGAGGCAGCCTCCGATGAGGAGGAAGCTGAAGAGGACACTGAGGAAACTGACGATGGAGAAGAAGAAGACCCTCTATATGCTGTAACCGTAAATGGTGCAGAACATGAGGTTACCTTGGACGAACTTCTGAGAGGCTATTCACGCCAGTCAGATTATACAAAAAAGACGCAACAGATTAGTTCTGAAAGAAAACAAATGGAGGCTATACAGGGACAGTATAGTTCTGAAATTTCTCAGATTCAACAGGAGCGTCAGCAGTACGTGGAATCTTTAAACCAGATAATTGCCAATTCGTCAGGAAATCTTGATAAGTTTGCTAATATTGATTGGCCGACTTTAAGGGATTCTGACCCAATTGAGTATGTGACTAAAAGGGAAGAATTTAGGGAATCACAGGAAAAGGTACAGGCTTTACAAGCAGAGCAGCAAAATGCCCAACATAAACAGACGGAAGATGCCAAAAGGATGCGAGTTCAGGTACTTCAAGAAGAACATTCCAAACTTTCTGAAGCACTACCAGAATGGAGCAAGCCAGACAGTCAAAAGAAGTTAGCATCTGAAATTCGTGAGTACGCTTTAAGCCAAGGTTTTTCCGCTGAAGAAATAAACTCTTTAGTGGACCACCGTTCTTTACTTGTCTTATGGAAGGCTTCTAAACATGACGCATTGCAAAATACCGATGTAAGATCAAAGAAGCTTAGGAATAAGCCTAGAGTAATTAGACCTGGTTCACCTTCCAGTAAGTCATCATCTAGCAAAGCGAAACGTTCTGTACAAATGAAACGTCTTCGAGGTTCAGGGCATCTAAATGATGCGTCTGCACTATTGGAGGATTTTATAGACCTTTAACTTAGGAGGGAATGCTATGGCAGTTCCTGCAAACACTAGGGAAACCTATGGCGCTATAGGCGTCAGGGAAGACCTTAGTAATATTATATATAATATCAGCCCAATGGATACACCATTTCTTAGTGGATGTGGCCGTGGAACCGCTGATAATACGTTGTTTGAGTGGCAAACGGATGAGCTGAAGGCAGCGGCCGCGAATATGCAGAAAGAAGGAGATGACTATGCTTCTACTGCCGCTACAGAGCCAAGACGCTTGACAAATTACACCCAGATATCCGCAACGCAAGTCCAGTCAAGTGGAACGGCAGAAGCTGTTGATTTTGCAGGTAGAAAATCTACGCAAGCCTACCAGTTGGCTAAGAGAGCCAAGGAAATGAAGCGCGATATGGAATTTATGCTTCTAATGGGTACAGCTAAAGTAGCGGGTTCTTCTGGTACTGCCAGAGAAACAGCGGCTTATTCCACTTGGATCGGTACTAACCTCACCGCCACTTCACCAGTTATAGCGGCCTCTACAGGCGCAGGACTGGCTAATGCGGGTAGCTCTACATATCCGGATGGAACGACACAGGCAACTACTGGCGGAGCTAATACAGCTATTACTCTTGCCATGATTAATACCTGTATAGCTAGAATCTGGGATCTTGGTGGATCTCCTGATACCATTCTTTGTAAGAGTGATGTGAAGCAAACCATCAGTAGTTCTTCTGTTGGCGGTTCTGTGGTTGCTGATCTTTACAAAGATGTTGGCTCTAGTGATAAACCTGCAACTGCCGTAAACGCGATAGACGTTCTGGTTACAGACTTTGGTACGTTCAAAGTTGTGCCTGATCGTTTTCTGCCGGACGGTAACTGCGACATAATTGACTTTGACCTTTGGTCTGTAGACTATCTACGTCCATTCCGTACAGAAACTCTTGCCAAATCCGGTGATAGTGTAAAACAGCTTTTGATTGCTGAGTATGGTTTGCGTGCTAAGAATGGTTCTGGCAGCGGCCAAGTGAAGAGTGCAATTTAATTAGTATTGGTATAGCCCCCTCCGGGGGGCTTAACCTTACAGGAGAAACAAGATGGCAAATATTGGACAACCACCAAGCAAGGGAAGCGCAACAGCTATTGGCCCTGATATGAATCCCCCTCCTTATGCAGAGGGAGAACCCAAACTTAAAATGTATGGGCCAGGTGCTGATGAAGCTTTAGGTCATACCGAACATAATGGAACTATAGATAACGTTATAAGTACACAGGTTGCAAAGGTGGGGAAGGTTTATGGCTGGTAAGAAGTCTAAAAAGACTTCCACAAAGTCTGAAAAGAAAGTGAGTGCAACGTCTACATTTGAGGAAAAGCTTTCTGCAACCGTTAAGGGTATGAGTGAAATTGTAAAAGGCAATGACAAGAGGCATCATTTAAGATGAAAAAGAACGTCGTAGAGCAATCAACTCCGGTAGATACTTTTCATTCTAATACGGATGAGACTGAGTTTACTATAAACACCTATCAGGATGTCGAGCCTATACTAGAAGAGAACAAAAGGCATCTTAATGAATATGGAAGTCTACTCAATTCTGGTAAAACTGGTGAAGGTGTGAGGGTTGCCTCTATCCCTCTCAATGTATGGCAGCAGTGGATGCAAGAAACAAATGGTGCTATAGAGAAAGATCACAACCTAATGAAAAAGTATCTCAATGATCCTGATAACAAATATTTTAGAACTACACCAACAAGGGTTTAATTATGTGGCTATATACGCATGGCGTTTTAGGACGCACACAAAGAAATTATCGAATCTTAAATCAAAACGTATTCTTTTCTGCACGCAACGTAGTGTAAAAGATGGCGATTAACACATACGCCACTCTACAGACTGCTGTCGCCAACTGGTTAGATAGATCCGATTTAACTGATAGGATACCAGAGTTTATTTCTTTAACAGAAGCCCGGATGAACCGGACTCTCCGTTTGTCGATAATGTTGAACGTGGATGAAACTACGTTAGGAGGGGCTGCCACATTAATATCTGGCACTAGGGATTATGCTCTGCCTTCTGGATACCTGCAAATGGTTGACTTCCATTTAAGAACAAGTCCAATAACTACGCTATCTTATCTAACCCCTGAAAACATGAATAGAATGTGGGCGGGTAGTCAGGGTGGAAAGCCATTGGTCTATACGATCTTCTCAGATAACTCTAGCGGGACACCCGTAAAAAAGGTGAGGTTAGGGCCGTCCCCAGATTCTGGTTACACCTATTCTATGATGTTCTACAAGAAGATTGATGCTCTTTCAGTGGCAAACACAACAGAGCAAATGCTTACTGATAATCCAGACGTATATTTATACGGAGCGTTGCTAGAGGCTGAACCATTTTTAATGAACGATCAACGGGTTCAACTATGGGCTACCGCATTTCAAGAATCTGTAAGGGCATTGCAAGAACAAGACAACAAAGACCGTCATTCAGGTAGCGCAATGAGGGTTATGAATACAGGTGGGTACTACTAATGGCATTAGATCCAGCAAATTATATTGATGAATTATCAATAACTGACCCAACCGCAACTGATCTAGTATCGCAGGGCGACGATCAAATTAGAACCACCAAGCGGGCTGTAAAGCAATCCTTCCCGTCTGTAGATATGGCGGTCAATGCAATACATACATCTGCAACAGAACCGGCTGTCGCTGTAACTGAAGGTCTTGTATGGATAGACACTTCAGCCGGAGCGGGAAATCATGTAGCAAAGGTATATGATGGCTCCTCATTTATTGTCTTACCATTTAGCGTGGAGACAGCACAGACTGTAGACGTTAATGGAGGGACAATTGATGGAGCAGTTATTGGAGGAGCAACTCCTGCTGCTATTTCTGGCACTACATTAGATGGAAGCACCAGTCTAGTTTTAGCCACTGGTGCGACAGTAACCGGTATAGATAATGCTACTGTAGGGACTGGAAGTGCTACCCTTCTATCCACTCAAGGAGCAATTAAAACTTATGTCGATGCCCAAGTTACAGCGCAAGATCTTGATATTACTACGGACAGTGGAAGTATCGACGTTGATCTTGATTCTGAGTCTCTTACAGTCAGTGGAGGGGCTAGTCTTGACACGTCGGCGACGGGTACTACAGTTACGGTCAATGTTACGGATGCAGGGGTAACCAATGCTAAGTTAGCAGATATGGCGGCAAACACCGTCAAGGTAAGAAACGCTAACTCTTCAGGAGTTCCTTCTGATGTGGCATTAGCAACCACTGAATTATTAATTGGTGATGGTACAGGATTCACCGCTGCTGCGTTGTCTGGTGAT